CCGAAGTAACTCCTCCACCTTCCACTTGCTCCACTGAAACATCTATAGCTGTATCTGTGCCTGTTGAATATATGTGATAACTAGTAGCCCCAGAACCAAAAGAATACATACGTGAAATAACATGTTGGACAGCCATAGAAAAAGGGGCGCTAGCAGTGGGTGGAAATGGAACAACGTTAGCAATAAGAGGCGTGTACCAATACCTAGGTAAAACTGCCTTAAAACCATCATTTGTGCCAGATGGGTTTAATATAGCTGTCCTTGTTGGTATCATAAGCAATTGCTTGAGCGATGTAAACATTTCACCCATTGTATAAGCTGAATCATCAGTAATACCAGATTGAAAGACTACAGCTGCTTGGGCCCCTTCACCTGTCGCTGGAGCTAAACCAGAGCCCATATATGCGGCCAATTGGAAATCATGGCCCGCAGCTACTTCTACCATATATGGAACCAAAGTTGTTGTTTCACCTGATGCTATTAACCTATCAACAACCGTGAGAGTGACCCCTCCTGATGAGCCAAATGTGGAAATCCATGGTCTCGCTGAAACGTAAGGAACAGTAAACTCAAAAGTGTTAGAATCGCGTAAATCAAACACGGTACTATATTGAAATGGCTGTGGACTAGTTCCAGTGATCTCTAAAGATGGAACAAAATTGGAAGCGGCCAAAGGTACTGTAACATCATTGGTTGTAGGAACATAAGCTGCTATAACTCGCCCACCATGAAATTTTGTTTTAGCAAAGGTAAACCTAAACCTAATTGATCCCCTCCAATACCTAAACATTTGTGAAATGTAACACAATGCCGTTGGCTGAATGGCGTTAGTGGTAAGAGTTGAGGAAGCAGGAAAAGCAAGATTTCCTCCTGGCCTACTAACAGAAGTCCTAAACCACATGCTAGTAGGACACAAATTTGTGGCATAAAGGACAGTGCCACCTGTATCTGAAACTCTAATATCACCAACATAGGCTTGGGCAAAAAGTCCTAAAACATATGGTAATGACAACTCGTCTACGCCAGTGGCAGATTGATCACCTCCAACCCCCAATGAATTACTCTGAAAAGGTGCTACAGTGAACTCCGGTGATGGCTGGTCTACATTGCAGTCATAGGCATAAGACACGTCATGAACTCTGTTTAAGGGTCTGGTATCTGTTGGCTTACTATAACCCATGGCAGCAGCTGTACAAGCCAAAGCTTCCGCTTGCCATGCCAACTGCACAGAATTGCCAAAAACTTCTGGATTTCCTACAACACCGGCTGCAATGGCTCCAAC